GGACGTTGTGGCGGTTCCTGAAACCATCCCCGCCCCTAAAAAGCGCGGGCGTCCTGCGAAAGCCTAACCAATGGCCATGAACCTTCTTCAAATCGTCCAAAGGGCCTGCCGTCTTTTGTCGATTCCAGTTCCTACGGAAGTGGTGAACTCGACTGATGCTCAGGTTCAGCAGCTTTACGCGCTGGCCAATGAAGAAGGCGACGAACTGTCGGGAACCTACGATTGGCAGGTGATGCGTCGGCAACACCTGTTTAATACGGTGGCTAGCGCGGTGCAGTCCAGCGCCATCCCGTCTGATCTAGACCACTTCATTGCCAACTCGTTCTTCAACAGAACGACCATGCGCTACATTTACGGCCCCATCACTCCGCAAGAGTGGCAGGCCATCCAAGCGCAGCCTCAGCTAAATCGCGTGTTTTTGGCCTTTATTGAGCGGGACGGTCAGTTTCTGGTGACGCCGACGCCCGCCGCCGGGGAGACGATTGCTTATGAGTATATCACGACAAACTGGGCCAAATCGGCTGCCGGTTCGGCGCAATCGTCGTTCCTTGCTGATACTGACCTGACGTATCTAGATGACAAGCTGTTCCCGCTTGGCCTTCGCTGGCGCTTCCTGAAGTCCAAGGGCCTCGATTATAGTGAAGATTTCCGCACCTATCAGGGCGAGCGTAATCAGCGCATGGCCCGTGATGGCGGCAACGGCGTAATCGACAGCACGGGCGGCAACTATTACGGCTGGTCAACGAACATCCAAGAGGGCGGGTTCCCTGGATGATCCTGTTCGTCACCATTTCTGACACCAAAAACCAAGAGACGCAGCGCAAGAAGATCAACGCGCTGTTGTCGGTGTATGCGCCCGGCTATGGTTCAGCCCTGCCAGCCGCTGCGGATAGCCCAGACGGTCGGTTGTTCTATATCGGCGCACAAGGCTATCAGAACCGTTCTGGGGCATGGGTGGCGATATGAGACAAGCGGCGCAGCGATACGGTCGCCAGCCTTTACGGTCGGTAACTCAACAGCGAGTGTCTATCGGACGCGCTGTCCCAGCTCCCGTTGGAGGATGGGACGCGCAATCTCCGTTGGCTGATATGCCGCCTGAGAACGCGGTCATTCTGGACAACTTCATTCCCCGCGCTGGCTATGTGGAACTGCGTAAGGGGTTTGTGCCTTGGCAAGAAGGTCTGCCACTCCCAACTGAATCGTTGATGGTTTGGCGTGGTGGCACGGCTGTTGTGCCAGATGAGATTTTTGCAGCGGCTGGCGGCTCGATCTATGACGTAAGCAACCAGAACGACGCGCCGGTTGAGGTGTTCTCGGGCGCTGGCAATGCCCGCTGGCAATGGATTAACTTTGCCAACGATGCTGGCACGTTCATGATTGCGGCAAACGGCTCCGTTGACCCGATCTATTACGACGGCTCTACGTTTGCCTCTACGGTTATCACCGGCTCGGCTGGGGTCATTACGCTGGACCCGCGCACGTTGGTTGACGTGATGGACCACAAGGGCCGCCTGTTCTTTGTGCAAGAGGATAGCCTGCGGTGCTGGTTCCTTGAGCCGTTTGCCATTCAAGGCGCGGCCAATCTGCTGGACCTCGGCCCTATTTTTGATAAAGGCGGCTCAATTCTTTGCCAATCGACATGGACGCTGGACGGTGGTTCTGGTGCCGATGATCTGGCGGTGTGGGTCACTACGCAAGGTCAAGTGGCCGTGTATCAAGGCCTCGACCCTTCGGATGCAAACAACTGGGCATTGGTCGGCGTTTATGACATTGGCCTGCCGCTCTCGCGCCGGTCGCTCATCAAGTATGGTTCTGACCTGGTAGTGCTGACGACCAACGGTGTCGTTCCGCTTTCTCAGGCGCTGAAGCTGGACCGCGCACAAGAGAACCTTGTGGCGCTGACGCAAAAAATCCAAAATGCATTTCAGCAATCGACGACCAAATATCGCAACAACTTTGGTTGGGAAGGGGCACTGTATCCCAAGGGGACGCTGGCAATCTTTAACGTCCCGACAGCCAATCTCACGCGGTCGGAGCAGTATGTGCAGAACGTCCAGACGGGCGCATGGTGCCGGTTTACGGGCATTAATGCGTTTTGCTGGGCTGTGGCCAACGACCAAATGTATTTTGGTGCGGCTGATTCTGTCTGTCTGTGGGACAGCGGCTTTGCGGACAATAACACCGGCATCGTTGGCGACATCAAGACGGCATTTAACTATTTTGGGTCGCGTGGCAGCCTGAAGAAGTTTGAAATGATTCAGCCGGTATTGCGGATTAGCGCAGACCTAGCCCCGGCTATTGAAATCGTTACGGACTTCAAGGAAAAGGTGCCAACCGCTGTCCCGACCACAATTAGGACAACGGGCGGTCGATGGGATACGGGCCTTTGGGATGTAGCGGTTTGGTCTGAGGCTGTGCAAACGCGCGATAGTTGGACGAGCGTTACCGGCATTGGCTACTGCGGCGCCGTGCGGATGCGTGTAGCGCCAAACGCTACGCTCTTTATTGATCTGGGCGTGGATGATGATACGTCGCTGGCCTATGAGGCAGACGGCATCATTGCAATGCAATCGGCACGAAACACCAATGCGCCGTGCGAGATTATCGCGTTCAATCTGAAATACGAAAACCAGACAGGCGGGCAGCTTTGAGGCTAGTCTCCGGCCCGTTCTCCCCGCTTGTCGCTCAGTGGGTAGCGGACCAGATTGGGCATGGACTGGATTGGGGACCGTGCGAAGCTATCGGGGTGGTCGATAAGCACGACAATCTCATTGGCGGCGTGGTTTTTAACCAATATCAGCCTCAATATCGCAACATTGAGGTTAGCTTTGCCGCTAGTCGGTCCAACTGGTTGACGCCTCGCCTTGTGACGGGTATCTTGGGATACGCCTTCAATCAATTGAAGTGCAACCGGATCACCAGCGCGACCCCCAAGCGGAACAAACGCGCTCGCCAGTTCCTAATCAAGTTCGGCTTCAAGCACGAAGGAACTATTAGGGCAGGCTATGGTGACGATGACGCAATCATATCCGGCTTGTTGGCTTCCGAGTGGGCTGTTCACCGTTTCAATCGCGAACCGTCCAGTGTCGTCCGTTAAGCAAATCGCTTACCGTTTGAACGCAAAGCCCTTCGGCCTTGGCAATGTCTTTAACCTTTTCGCCCTCTGCGCGGCGACGAATAAAGTCAGCAGCCATTTCGCGCGTAACCTTAGACAGGCGGTGACGGTCCTTAGCGCCAACGCGCTGACGGCCCTTCGCAACCTTGTCGGCCATGTTTTCGGCCTGCGTCCCAAGCCAAAGGTGGTCGGGGTTTACGCAAGCGGGCGTGTCGCATCGGTGCAAAACGCACATACCAGCAGGAATGGGGCCGTTTGTAACGGCAAAGGAATAGCGGTGAGCCAAACCTTTCACGGTTCTGCTAACACCAAAGAACCCGTAACCGTTTGGGTTGCGAGCGCCATTCCAAATCCAACAATCACCGCTTTTATCGACGTAGCGGAAAAAACGAACGGTGGGGTCTTCAGTCTGTCTGGGCATGAAGTCACTCTAACCTTTTCGGAGGTAGTGTAAAGTGTCTAAGCCGCGCCCGCCAGCCGCGCCCGATCCTGTTGCGCTTGCAAACGCGCAAGCAAGCGCCAACACGCGCACGGCACAAGAGCAGCAGAGGTTAAACCTTATTGGCACTAGCGGCCCCCAAGGCACAACGCGCTACGTTGCAGACCCGACGCAACCTGGCGGCTACCGTCAGGAAACGACGCTCTCGCCGCTTGAACAGCAGAACTACGAACGCTCGACTGGCGTTTACGGTAGCGCCCTAGACACGGCTGGCCAGCAGATTGGCCGCGTGAATACGGCGCTTGGTCAAGGCTTAAGCACCGAAGGCTTGCCAGAACTACAAGGCTACAACGCGCCTGACTTTGACCGCCAACGGTTTGAGGATTCGGTTTATGCCAGCCAGACCCGTAGGCTCGACCCGCAATTTCAGCGGCTTGAAAGGTCGCAAGATGCACGTCTTGCCGCGCAGGGCCTTGGAGCGAATAGCGAGGCAACGCGAAACCTTCGAGCTGATTTTGCTAGAGATAGAGCTGACGCATACGGAGAGGCAGCAA